GAGGGGAGGGGGAGGTTGGGGTGGTCCCTACACACGCGCTCATGGCTTGCACCGGCCACGCCTCGCGACCACCCCTCCGACTGCGACGCGCGGTTCCCCTTCAGGGGCCACGCCTCAAACCCTAGAAGGGCACGTCGTCGTCGGTATCACCCCGGCCCTTGGCGCCATCGTTGGGCGTGGTCGCCTTGCCCTCGTTGGCGTAGTCGGCCTTGGCCGCGCCAGAGCGCACCATCTCGATGAGGCCGGTGGCCGCCTCGAGCAGGGGAGCCTCGGCCTTGGGGTCGATCATAGAGCCGCGCCAGTCGTCGCCGAACGGACGAGCCAGGAACTGATACCAGGTCCCGCTGTCGTTCTTCTCCTTGGTGCACCTGAGCACTACCTTGAAGGCGAAGAGCGGCGGCTTGCCCTTGATCATCCGCAGCGCGGTGAGCAGGGTCCGGAACGGCTTGATGTTGGTCGACTTCAACGGCAGCACCGCGAAGCTGTCGACCTCCTTGCCGTCGGCCGTCAGAATGTTGCCGTAGGCGTAGTAGGTCTCGACCAGATCATTGCCATTCTCGAGCTTGATGCCGACAACCGAGTTGTTGTTGCGCTCGATCTCCCGCTTGACGAAGTCATCTTCCGGCTGATATCTGCCGGCGATGCCGCCACCGCTGTCGCGTGGCACCCACTCAACGAACATGCGCTCGAAGTCAACGAGCTGGAAGACCACTCCGTCCTTCTCGCCGTCGTATAGATCGCCGGTGATGGTGTTGTAGTAGCGACCGGCCTTCGCATTGTCGTTGTCGCCCTCGACCACGATTGGTGTCATGGGCTGCAGGATGGCAAGAAACGGAATGAGCAGCTCGTCGCGGCCCACCTTGTCCATGCCCATTCCGGAGTATTCACCATAGTCATATGGCGCGACCGCGCCACCCTGCGTCCTCGTCGCTACCTGCGTTCCTGCCTTGGCCATGCGGCCCTCCTCTGCTTCGCTGGGGACACTTTTACGGGCCTCCCGAGCTAAATGGCCCTTACCGTCTCTCCGGCTGTCCCACCCTTACCCTGGTGTCGGGATCTCTACCTCTCGCCCTTTACCTCGATCTCGGTGGTCCGCTGACGAAACACACCAAAGGTGGCGAGCGGCACGTCGTCGCCCGCGTTCAGGCGCTCCGTGATGAAGCTGGAAAGGGTGGAGGGATGGATGGTCTCCTCCGTCTTGGCGTTCAGCGGCTTCTTGCGCTTGGCACAGTCGGCGGCGAACTTGCGCGCCCACGCCTGATCCTCGCGACCGAACTCAATGGTGACCTTGCGCTTGATGAGCTTCTCATGCCCATGCCGCTCGAGCCAGTCGAACGCCGGACGTTCCTGACCCTTGGGGATGGAGCCCCGGATCTTCTCCCTGATCTTCACCCGGATGCCATCGGCGGTCTCGCAGACCGTCATCTCGGCCTTGTCCATCAGCTCCGGCAGCACCTTCTCAGCGATGTGCTTGAGCTTGTTCTGGGCGGCCTTGAGCTCCTCCTCCAGCCGGGCGACCTCGGCCTCGGCCTCCTTCTGCCTGAGCGCCTCAGCGGTGATCTGGGCGAGGAGGTTGTCCCCTGGGCCAGCCTTGTAGGCGCTATAGTCAGGCGGCAGGGTGGACTTGGTGGCCATGGTGTCTAGGCTCCCTTTCTATGAGGCGAGCCGAAGCATGCCCCGGCCCTCGCGGCGGCGCAATCAGCAATTGTCCTGGGGCTCGTCAGTTTGCTCCGCGAAGATGTGGCGGGCCTCAATCGGGATGTAGGTGGAGCTCTTGCCATGCCACTGCAGCACCCGCACGCACCCGTCGTTGAAGTCCGCCGCGATGGCGAGCGCAATGCCCAGGAGGGTGGGGTTGCCGGTGAGCAGCAGGTGGTCCTCTGGGCCAAAGTCGCGCAGCTTCTCGTGCAGCTCGGCGATGATCGGTGCCAGCACGAAGGGGCGGGCTGAGTCGTTGAGCAGGAACACCAGCTCGCCAAACTCCTCCGCCGGGCCGTAGTCAAACTTGGGGACCAGCTCTCCCCGCCCGTCGCGATGCAGGCTGTTCTGGACAACATAGACAGTCATAGCCACTCCCGATACTCGTCGCCGGTGATCTGGGAGGCGATGTCGCGCTTCCCCCGGAGGTTGTTGATGATGTGGCGTGACACCGTCTGCCGTCCGTCCGGCAGTCTTCCCTCAAAGTCAATGTAGCTGACCGGGTCATCCTGGCCAATGCGGTGCGCTCGGTCCTCGCTCTGCACCCGGTCCACGTAGCGGAAGCTGTTCTCCGCATACATCACCGTCTTGGCCTGCACCAGAGTCAGCCCGGTAGCTCCCTTCTGAGCGTTGCCAATGAACCACTGGGCGTCGCCCGCCTGGAACGCGGCCTTGGACAGCTCACACTCGTCCTCGCTGAGCTGGCCATCGTAGCGCACGGCGCTCTTGCCCAGGCGCTCCATGAGTTGATCGACGGTGTGGGTGAAGCGACACCAGATGATGCCCTGGTGGTAGAGCCCAGAGCAGGCGTCCTCCACCTCGTCCAGCAGGGGGTTGGTCTTGCCGACCAGCTCGAACGGCTCCGGGTCCTCGCTGTCGACCCCCACATAGCCGCTGACCACCTGGTGCAGGCGCAGGAGGCGCACGATGGCCAGCTCGGCCTCCACCAGGTTGCCCCCGGCTGTCTCGGCGGTGTACTCGTCTCGCAGCAGATTGTAGAGCTCCGCCTGCTCGCTGTTCAGACTGAAGTATCTACGAGTGTAGAGCTTGGGCGGCAGGTCCAGCACCTCGTCCTTGGTAACTCGGCTGCCAATGGTCTCGACCACCCGCTTCAGCTCGTCGATGTTCTTGTAGTCGATGAACTTGTCATAGCCAGGATCATACCCCTGGTCCCTCATCACCTCGTCGCGGGTATACCACTCTCCATAGTGAAACTTGAATACTCGGAAGCTGTCCAGCCGAAGGGCCTTCCAAAAGTCCTCGTCCAGGAATTTGACCTGGCTGAAGAGGTCAAACGGTCCGGTAGCAATGGGTGTGCCAGTGAGCAGGCGCTTGTAGGGGGCGTAGCGTCCGGATGCCACCAGGGCCTTGGTCCTCTTCGCGCCCGGCGTCTTGATGTAGTGGCTCTCGTCCGCGATGTAGAGGCAGCGCCGGTTGCGCAGGAAGCGCCACAGATACTTCTTGCCCAGCTCAGTGTTGGCCGCGTCATAGCTGATGAAGAGCCAGGCCAGGCCACGATGCCTGATCAACAGATCTTGCAGTCCCTTGTTGGAGACGTTGCGGCAGCGCTTGGTATCCCAGATGAGAGAGCGGGACTGGGCGGCGACCCGGTCTGGCAGGTGCTTGGGGATCTCGTCGGTCAGCCAGTTGCGGTGGACCCCGGACGGGGCCATGACCACCACCGCGTCGATCTTGTCAGTCTCAAACAACCAGGCGGCTGTGTCAATGGCTGGCTTGGTCTTGCCGGTGCCCTGCTCCCAGAACAGCGCGCGCGTGGCCATCTCCCGGGAGAGCTCGAACTCCTCGGCCTGGTGCCTGAACGGCTCAGACTTGTGCTGATATTCCAATCGTGCTCCCTTTCTTCACGCCAGGATCCAGCACGGCTCCAGCGATGGGCAATCAGCTTCTACTCGCTCGACTTGCGGCGCTGTCAACAACGCAAGTCGAGCCGGGATTTCCCTTCTAAAACAATGCCAAACTCTACTTACTCTACTTGCTCTACAGAAAAAGAGGGTAGAGGGTTTTGGGCCGCATCGCCGGGGACCCAAGAGCAGTCGAGCAGGTCGCTCTAGTCGAGCGTCCTAGGTGCTCTGGGCCGCCGCCAGCTTGGCCTGAAGTCGAGCGTGGCCCTCGTCGTTGTCCGCGCGGCGATCGGCCAGGGCCTCCTTGGCCACCTCCTGGTCGCCGGGGTTGAGGGTCTCCACGATGCTGTTGTAGAGGTCCAGGAAGCGCTCGGTGAGCTCCTCCACGTTGGTGCGCGCGAGCACCTCCAGCAGGACTGCAAGAACTCCGCCCATGTCAGATTACTCCCTTCTCAGCATATGCAGCCCGGACCATGGCCAGCTCCCAGGCGTCCACGAGCCCAGAGGTGCTGGCAACGATCTTGGACTGGGCCATCGCCTCGGCGATCAGGGCGCGGGCCGAGCCCACCGCCGCCTGGTAGGAGGCGGTCTGCCCGGCGTCATAGGCCTGACGCGCGATCTTGACATAGCCATAGATGCGGTTGTCATAGGCCGCCATCCTGGCAGCCAGCTCACCCCTGATGAGCCCCAGATCCACGCCGGTCTCGACGAACGCGCGCCAGCCAGCATACATGGTCTCGACGGCCAGCGCGGCCTGCTCGTCCTTGACCGTGGCGTCCGAGGCCGCCTGGGGCGAGCTCGGCAGGCCAAGCAGGGTGCAGCCGGAGGCGGCGAGCGCCAGCGCGGCCAGCGGTGCAAGCAATGACTTCTTCATCGGGTCTCTCCTCTACTCCAACCACTCTGGCAGCGTGATGGGCAGCCCGTCAGCCGGGTCCCACGCCGCCTTGCGCTCCTTGCGTCGCCTCTGCAGGCGCAGAGCGGCGAGGATGCGCTCGTTCCGGGTCACTTGCGCAGCGAGATGGGTGGTGCGGCCTTCTGCATCAGGCGCGCTACCAGCGCCATGAGGTCACCGACGCCACCACCGAGCAGGACGAGCAGGTTGGTCAGCGCCTCGCTGTCCTCCGGTGCAATCTGTGAGACGAGACCACTGACCACCAGCACCTTGGTGGTGATGGAGATGATCGCTCCGATGATGATCTTCGAGCGATACCAGGGTAGTGAGGTCTGCATTTCTATGCTCCCAGCATGTGATCGGCGATGGCGTCCCCGATGGCCTGACCCGCGCGGGTCGACCAGTCGGACATGGCGGCGGTGGCGGGACGGTCCGGCGTCTGGGCGTGGATGAAGTAGGGCTCGACCAGGATGGCCAGCGGCACGCCCACCGAGCGGGCACCCTGGAGTATGGAGAGCGCCATGGCCCGCGCGCCCTTGTCCGGGATGCCAAGAGTCTTGGCCACGCGCGCGCTGACCAGGGTGGCCAGGGCGACGGTCTCCTTGGAGGGCGTCTTGTTGTCGTGTATGGCCAGGGAGTATTGCGCCGGGCCGGTGGCCGCGTTGTGGTGGAACGAGACCAGGAGATCATAGCCCTTGGCAGCCACCCCGGCTGGGAAATTGTGAAGGTTGGCGTCGCTGATGGTCGGCTGCAGCCCACGCTCGCGGAGCCGCGCGGCCAGCGCCTCCGCGCCTATCTTGTTGAGCGCGTGCTCCGTCGGCCCCTTGGGCGCGTGCACCGCGCCGGGGTCATAGCCATCCGGCTTCTGGCCATGGCCGATGTCGATGAGGACGCGGTCGCCCTTGTCGCTCGCGACGGGGCGCGGTGTTGGCAGGGCCTTGATGGGTCCACCCAGCTCCTTGAGTATCGCTCTGAGTGTCTCGGAGCTGTCCCAGAACGTCTCTGGGCCCAGGTCGCCGTCGAGCATGATCTTGTGTCCACGAGCTCGCAGCTGCTCCTGGATCTGCCATACAATCAGGCTGTTCTTGATGTCGGGCATCTGGTTCCCCTCGTCAGCCTGCATAGCCCAGGGAGAGACATAAGGCAAGCTCGTTGCAGTGGTGCCTTGGTGCTAGGGCGCAATCTCCATGACCATCAGCGCGGCGGAGTGGTCCACTCCAAAGTTGCACTGATTGGCCGCGTCGAGCTTGATGCGCAGCTTGATCGTGAATGTGCCAGCTCCGAGACCACTTATGATGGTCATGCCAGCGAGAACCACGTCGCATGTCGCGAAGTTTCGGTTCTCCGCGACATAGTGGTCAGTGGTGCCATCATTGACGCCAAGTGTGATGGTGGCGTTGGCCGCGTTCTGCCGAGCGCTCATGCTCGCCCGCACCAAAAGACTGGTGCCAGCCGCCTTTGTGATGGAGACAGAGATGACGGCGCCACCGCTGCCATTGAGCAGGTCGACATAGGACAGGCTGCTCGTGCTGAAGGTCGAGGCCGGAAAGGCGTTCGTCGATAGAGCATTGGCGCTCATGCCGCGACCTCCATTGCAGTAATGAAGCCGCTATGATTGGCGTTGAAATTGACTTGATTGCCGGCTGATAGCTTCACGCGGATCTTGAATGTGTAGGAGCCAGCGGCGAGGCCGGTGAACAGCTTGGCGCCGAGAATGAGGCCATAGGCGGTCTGATAGTTTTCGGCTCGGCCCGCGTCGAAGGTCGTCGTGCCATCATGGATGCCAAGCGTAACCACCGCCGTCGTTGCATTCTGCACGCAGCATGCGCCGCACTGGACGAGGATGTTGGAGTCAGCCGCGCCGCCTGTCTTGACGATTGTGACGTCGATGACAGCTCCGCCAGGTCCATCGAGCAGGTCGACATAGGACGTGCTGCTAGTCGTGAACGAGCTGGCGAAGGCCACATTCTTGTTCTCGACGTTTATCGTCATGCCACCTCCATGGCCGTCAATATGGCAACGGATTTGTTGGCCACAAAGCTGCCATTCGAGCCTGGCACTTTAAGCATCAGCGTGAAGGTGTAGGTGCCAGCGGCGAGCCCCGTGATGCGCCGCGAGCCAGTCAGCATTCGCATCAGGGCCGTCGAGTCACATTGGGTCTCAGCGATGTCATAGTTCGTCGAGCCATCATTGACGCCAAGCATCGGGTTTGCAATTCCCCCGGTGCTGGCAATCGACGCGCTGGCCATTATCAGGATCGACGTTCCGGCGGCCTTGGTTATGGTGACAGTAATGGGCGTTCCGCCTGAACCACCATCCTTCAACGCGACGTAGGAGGCGGACCCAGGAGTATGGGTAACAGTCGGAAGGACCGTGATGGACGACAGCTTGTCAAAGGTGGACGCCGCGCTCGGAGCCGACAAGAGCATGGGGCTTGGAAACGGAAACATCAAGCGTCCTTGCTGAAGACGGCGCGGAATTTCGGCGTCGAGGCATCGCGGCAGAACAGTGTGATGATGTCGACCTTGCCAGCGGCGGTCGAGAAGGTTGGCGCGCCCGCCGCTCCGAAGTTGAACGTCGTCGAGGACGGCAGGGTCGGGACGCGCGTTCCGGATCCATCCTGGATGACCTGCAACGTGTAGGTCATCCCCTCCTTGGGGTTGGTTGGAGTGTCGATTGTTCGGTTGCCCCCCAGCGTCACCTTTGCATTATAGCCCGCCGCCATGTCCCAGCTGACGTTCGCGGCGTCGGTCAGGGTCTGGGGAACAGCCGAGGCGACCAACTGGTCTGGGGCGATCGCCTTGGTGGCCACAGTGCCAGCCTGTATCTCCGCCGCCGAGGCGAAGCCTACAGAGGCGGAGGAGATGGCGGCGACGGTGGATCGAACTGTAATCCACTGCGAGATGGTAACACTCTCGCCCGCCGCATCATCCACGATGACATCACCGTCCGTGCCGCCAATGGTCATCTTGCCAGCTGTCAGCGCGGTAATCTCCCCGCTGTAGATGTTGTTGGCCAAATCACCG